ACCTGTTGCCGGCTCAGCGCCCGTTGCGTCGCTAGGATTGTCACCACCCCACGCATGGCCTCAAGGTTATCCCGGACCCGCAGCCATGTCGGATTCTGCTGCTGATGCGCCAACTGGTGCGCGCATCCGGCGGCCTGCCCCAAGCAGTCCAGCATCCGTTGCAGTGATTCCGCCTCGGTCGTCTCACGAGCCATGAAGCCCCCATAGCACCGCGTTGCATGGGGTTACAAGCCAAATTGTGGCCAAGGGCGCCACACCAGGAACCAACCGCCCGGCCGCAGATTTTCTTAGGATTTTCCCGCCGCCGCACCACATACTCACGCAACCCAACGGAGCAACGCCCATGACCAAATACGTCCTGCCGGCCAAAGTTGCCGGGCCTGTCGTCATTCCGCCCGGCAACACCCAGCCCGGCATCCCGATCAACCGCAAGAACCCGGGCAAGGCCGGTCCCACCCTAGTCATCACCGACGCGGGCGGCTTCACCACGGGCGCGGCCATCACGGCAACCTGGGGCGAGGACACCAAGCCGGACGTGATCATGCTGCGCATCAACGTTGGCGAGACGGTGCCCACCGGCTCCTATGTCGTGCTGCTGACGCACGGGACCGAGGCAATGGCTGGCATCGCGGTTACGGTGCCGGGGCTCGTGAGCGAGGAAGATGTGGTTGGCGATCTTGGGAGCCTGCCGGCGCTGGTAGCCTACGCGAGTTAGTCTGCGGTAGCTCGGGAAGCCTGGCGCGTCGCTCTTGTCCGGCACACCCTGGCCATCACTCAGGTGGCGACGTTCGTGCAAGAACCGCTCGCGCGGCGCCAGCCTCGGTGCCCTGGTTAGCGGATTACCGTCGATGCCCAGCGCTCCTGCACACCAGCATAAAACTTCGGGTAGCGCAACTAAGAATCGGTGTTCTCAGCTATATGGCACCCCCGCCCGTCACTGCTGCCCCCCTCCCCCGATCAAAGCCCCAAGCGCGTTTTCTCCCCCACCCGTCTTCACGTTGGCCAACACCTGCGCCGCCGGGGCCGCTTGGCCCGCCGCTTGCGCCGCCTGCAACAAGCCCTGCCGCTGCTGCTCGGCCTGTGCCGCCTGCGCATCCGACGCCCGACGCGCCGCCACCTGTTCCGGCCCAAACAAGATATCCGCCGGGTTGCCTAGCAAGTCGTTATACTCGCGAATTGTCGCATCCGCGTTTACGTTATCCTTCACCGCCGGAAAAATCGCGGCCATGTTGCCGACCAGGCCAAGCAGCCGCTCAATTCCGCCCGTCGCCGATGCCTTCTGCGCCAGCGCGAGCATGGACACAAACTCGATGTCCAGCGGGATATTCTTCAACGATGGCGGCGGCGGGTCAATCAGCATCCTCCGCCGCATGATATTGAAGATGCGGATCAGTTTCGGTTTGAGACTCTCTGACAGCACGTTCTCGATGACAGGCCCCAGCACTTGCAGCCCCTCTTGAAGCCGCTGCGCGACCTCATAAGCCGTCATCTTGCCGGCCTGCACGTTCTGCAACATCAAGAACAGGTCATTGAACAACCCGGATTTGATGCGTTTCTGGATTTCCTGCAAATCCTCCATCATGCCGCGGATATCGGGCGTAACCTCGTAAATCGGGCGAATGCCCTGGCCTGGCCCCATTTGCGTCACATACGTCAAATGCCCCGGTAGCGTGGACGACGGCTGGTTTTTCAGCTCCATCGCGCCGACCAGCGGCGGCCGAACCTGCTTTTCAATCGCCTCCGCCTTGCGCCGCGTCTCCACCTGTAGCTGGATCACGTCGGGCAGCACGTCCATACCAGGCGAGCGTCCGTAGGCATCGTTAGATTGCGTAGCCCAGCGCGCCGCGGTGAACGGCTGATCGAAAAATCCCCGCATGGACAGCGGGCGATCCGACTCCGACCCCCACATCCAATAGACTTCGCGCCACGTAAAGCCGCCCGGCAGCCTACCCGCATCGCTCTCCCCGACGCCAAAGTTAGGCTCGATCGCGTGTGCCACGATCAGCTCTTTCTGTAGCTGGCCGCCCTTCTCGCGCCACGCACGCTGCACGTCAGCAGGGCACGCCTTGAGCCCGAAGTAATCGACTAGCTGCGCAACGGTCATCACATACATGCGATAAAAGCCGTTGATCCGCAACGTGGACCCAGCCGCTAGGTAGTATTCGCCGACCGCCGGATTATAGAGCCGAATTACATCTTCTTCGTCCTCATACAGCACGGCCGGTGCGGTGCCGAAAACAACGTCATCCTCGCATTCCGTGTAAAACGATGTGTAGAAATTCGATCCCGCCATGACCGTTTCCATGCGGTCCTGCGTTTCGTCGATCCATTCCTGCCCAGCCGCGTCGATCTTGGCTTTTCGGAGCGCTGGGATCATCTTGAACCAGGGGCGCGACGGGGAGGCGAGCCCGTTCATCAGCCCCGCAGCACACACACGCACGGCCTGGGTAGCGGTCGGGTCCACGATGGCCGAGTTGATTTCGCGCCCTCGCGTCATGTTGTTCGGGGACGGATTGCCACCCGTCGATTGCGTGAGCCAGATCGAACGGCGCGGGAGGATGAACTGCGCCAGGTCGCTCCAGTTCTCATTCCACCAGCTTTGGCGCCAGGTTCTTAGGGCTGTGAGGTTCTGCTCAAGATGCGACTTGAGGGTTTGCCACCCTTCCGTGGGGCGCTTGGGGGCTTCGTCAACCGTGGACGGCTGCTGCGCGAGCAGGGATGGCGATGCCAACTCGTAGGGGACTGGCTTTTCGCGGGTTAGGGCGTTCATGTGACGCGGTATCCCTCGTCGGTCGCCTCGATGAGTCCCACGTCGATAGCGGCCCGTGCTGCTCGATGGTCGATCTGCGCGGTTCTGCTCATTACGCGCGCGTCAACAAGCCAATCCACAGGCGGCCGATACGCTTCGCAGGCCATAGCGGCTTCATAATCAGCCGCCGCTAACTCCCCGCCAGCTTTACGGATGACTCGTGTCGCCACGTAAGCCGCTTGCGTTTCGAGTGGCGACAGAAGGGTCATCACATCCTCGGAGTGCGGCGCTTCGCAGCGCGGCGGGTTAGGCGGAAAGCAAGATTGGAATTTCGCGAAAGGTGGCGATCGGAAAGCCGGCAAAATCCCTGACCAGCTCCAGCTTGTTACGAACGACCACAGACTCATAGTCGATATCATAGTGGACGACGATTCGCGTGTGCCACACCTCGAAGCGCGGCACCGTCACCGGCATCAACAACCCCGGCGTCCGGATAATCGCGGGCGCGGCGAGCAGGGTGGTCAGGAAGGCGCGGCGGTTCATTTCCTATACAACCTCTCAACCCGCGTTTTCTTCTTCCCCTTAGCCTCCCGCTGCTGCCGATACGCCGCAGCCTCGGCCTGCTTCGGGTCGTGCCCGGCCTTGATCATCTCGGCGATGTTCTCGCTGCGGGCTTTGTCGGAGGATGATTTGATCAGGGGCATGTCACCGCCTCACAAACCGCTCAATCATACCCTCGATCGCCGCCTTCTGTGCCGGCGACAATCCCGACAACACATGCCCCCCCGCATTGAGCCGCAGCGTGACCGGCAGCCCCATGCCCTGCATCGCATGAGCCATACTCAGTGCCTGCGATGGCGGCACTTTGTGGTCGCCGAGCCCCTGGATGACGAGTATGGGGGACGAAGCCGCCGTTGCCTCAACCAGGTCCAGCGGCGACGCCGACCGCTCGGCAGCCACACCCCCAGGCCCCACCAGGTTGCGCACCATCGCCCCATCCCAGGCGGCCAGCGTGACCAGGTTCGTCGGCGCGGAAACCGTCACGGCGCACGCGACCGCCTTCTGAACACCCAGCATCATGGACAGCTGCGCGCCGGCCGAGTAGCCGATCGAGCATACGCGACCGGACGCGCCGTACGCCCCGCCGTTCACTGCCACCCACGCCGCGGCCAAATCCACGTCGGTAAGTTGCGCCGGCCAGTAGGCAGCGGGCGCCAGCCGATAGTTGATCGCAAACCCGGCAATCCCCTTCGCGGCCAGCGCCATGCACATGCCGTCGAACTCGGCCTTGTCGCCCCCGGACCAGCCGCCGCCGTGGATGTAGATGGCCGCTGGGCTTGGTCGCGCTGGCACGCAGGCGTCGAGAACTTGCTCGGGCAGGGGGCCGTAGTGGATATTGGCGATGAAGGTCGCGGCGAGGGTCAAGGGCGACATGGGCGCTGCCGCCTCAACCGCATCGGCCGATCCCCCACGCGATACCACGCTAGCGAACGGAACTGCACCGGCCACTGCCAGAGGGAGATGTATTCGCGCGGCGGGGTGATGAGGCCGATGTCTAGGTCCATGGCGGCACGCGCTGACCTAGGGGAATGCCGCCGGAGTCGCTCACCGCGTGCCCCCCAACAGCGTTGCATTCGCCGTCAACGGCGGCGTCTGCAACCCCTCCGGGCTCGTGCCGATGGTCCCGCCGAAGCCGGCCCCGGCAATCGCCGCGGCCCTTGCGCGCTGGGCTGCCGCAGTCTGCGCCACGAGCGGGTTAGCCAGCGTGGCGGGCTGCGCGGCCGGCGGCACGGGTGGGATTGGTTGGGGGGATGGGGAACTGCCGCCGAAGCCCATTATCTTATCTCCAGTCCGCGC